CTACTGGCTGGCCCAGGTAATCCGGGCGATCCACTCCACGTCTTCGGCGCCGATCACCCGGTCCTCATGGGCCGGGTTGAACGATTCCAACTCGATGCGATGCGCCGTTTGCCGGCGAAGCAGCTTTGCCATCACCTCGCCGGTGCGGGTCTTGACCACGACCCTGTCGCCCCGCCGCGGCCGGGCGAGCGGCGAGACGATGATGACGTCCCCGTCGCGGTAAGCCGGTTCCATGCTGTCGCCGCTGACCTCCAGGGCGTACGCATGCTCGTCGCGCGCATCCGGAAAGACCACCTCGTCCCAGCCCGATCCTGCCGGATAGCCGGCGTCATCGAAGTAGCCGTCAGCGCCAGCCTGGGCGAAGCCGATCAACGGGAGCTTCTGGAAGTTCGCCTGGTTCGAGTTCTCGCTCAAAAGAGAGATGAACTCACCGATGGTCGCTCCGCTTGCCTGCAGGATCTTTGAAATGCTTTCGGTGCTGGGCCAGCGAAGCTTCCCGTCCTTGGTGATCCGCTTGCTCTTGTTGAAGGTGGTCGGGTCGAGACCGGCGCGCTTGGCCAGCCCGGACGGCGACATACCGCGCTGGTCGGCAAGGAGGTCGATGGCCCGCCAGATCTCGGAGTGCTGGAGCATGGGAACATTGTCTTACAGGACGGCCGCCTGGGCACTAGGAACATAGGCCGGCATTGGCATTGACGTAGGGACCAAATCCTATATCCTCTGCCGCATGTTCGGCTTGTGTTCCGGGGGGAACCATATCATGCGGCGTCAACGCTACATTCCCAAGAGCCACGCGCAGCAGCATGCCACCGCGTTCCAAAGCGCCGAGGAAGCTTGGTTCTGGTTCGTCCGCTGTCAGCAGGTGCGCCGAGATGGGGCCAAGATCGACCCCGAGATCGGCTCGACCACCCGTCCCTGTGACCCGGACGACGTCTTCTGTGCCGCGGATCGGCTCCTCCGCGACGGTCTCATCACCTCTGGGCACGCCAAGGTGCTCGGTTACTTCGGGCTCCTGCAGCGGACGCCGGACCCGCGTTGCCCGGAACAGGCAAGGGCGGCGCGGTTCTGGACCGAGGCGATGGACCGGCTGTCCAGCCCGCTGCGGGCGAAGGGCATCGTCGAGTGAAGACGGGGGTTGAGGGAGCCTTGGCCGACAGCCACGGCCGCAGAGAGACGGGGCACGGCCCCGGCTCAACGCCGGCGATCGTGCTGTTCGCCAGCGACACGCAGGTGAAGTGGCTACGGTTTCTCCACCCCGGGTTTCGCCACTGCCTCGTCGCGGTCAAGCTTGGCCCTGCCTGGATTGTCATGGACCCGCTCTCACACAAGACCGCGCTCAGCGTGGTGGAAGGCTTTTCGGCGGACGAACTGGTTCGCTGGTACGAGGAGCGGGGGCTGAAGGCAATCCGGACCTGGGTCCGCGAGGCGCCTGCGAAACTGGCGCCATTGGCGCCCGCGACCTGCGTCGAGGCGGTCAAGCGGATCCTAGGAATTCACGCCTGGTGGATCATCACCCCGCGGCAGCTCCATGACCATCTTGCCCTGTATAGGGGTAAATCCCTTGACATGGGGGAAAAGACCTAGTATGGTCCGCCTTGTCGCTGATACCCGTGCGTCCGGACCTGGACGGCAGGCTGTCTTCGACGAGATCCGCGTCTTTGCCGAGCGTCACCGAGCCGCGGCCCTGCCGGCGACGGCGCGGCCCGCGTCCGTGCCCCTGGGAGAATACTGATGAACCGGCTCGACCCCAAGCGCGTGCTCGAGCGCTACGCCCGGGCGCGCGGCCGCCGCACGGCCTGGGAGACGCACTGGCAGGAATGCTACGAGTTCGCTCTTCCCCAGCGTGAAGGTGCACTGCGCCAAGGCGGAGCCGGCGAGAAGAAGAGCGAGCGGCTGTTCGACGGGACGGCGCCCGATGCGGTGGACCAGCTCGCGGCTAGCCTCATGGCCCAGCTCACCCCGCCCTGGTCGAGCTGGTTTGCCTTCGTCCCTGGCCCCGACGCCGACGCCGGTCTTCGCCACCTCATGGCAGCGGACCTGGAGCGAATGACGCGGGTGCTTCAGGCCAACTTCGACCGGTCGAACTTCGTCGTCGAAATGCACCAGTGTTACCTCGATTTGGTGACCGCCGGCACCGCCTGCTTAATGTTCGAAGAGGCTTCGCCGGGAGCGGAATCCGCCTTCAGGTTTACCGCCGTGCCAATGGCGCAGGTGGTGCTCGAGGAAGGTCCTTCGGGCCGCCTTGACATCACGTTCAGGCGCAGCCGCCTGCCGGCGGCGACCGTGCTGGACCGGTTTGCACGCGCCGACGGTGGGCGCCGGCTGGCCGAGGCGGTGCCGCAAGACCGGGACGCCAGCGTTCCGGTGGTCGAAGCGGTGGTTCCGGAGGGGAACGAGTACGCCTATCTCGCCGTCGCCGAGGACGAGACGGCGGCCGGCGGCTTCACTGTGCTCAGCGAAGGGCGCTTTGCGACCTCCCCCTTCATCAGCTTTCGCTGGTCCAAGGCCCCCGGGGAAAGCTATGGCCGCTCCCCAGTGATGAAGGCGCTGCCGGACATCAAGACGGCCAACAAGGTGGTCGAGTTGGTGTTAAAGAACGCGTCGATCGCGGTGACCGGCATTTGGCAGGTCGACGACGACGGGGTCATCAACCCGGCGAATATCAAGCTGGTCCCCGGGACCGTGATCCCGAAGGCCGTAGGCTCGGCGGGATTGACCCCGCTCGAAGCGCCGGGGCGCTTCGACGTCTCCGAGCTCGTTCTGGATCAGGTCCGCGGCCGCATTCGCAAGGCGATGCTCGTCGATCAGCTCGGCCAGGTGGGTGGGGCGCGAATGACCGCGACCGAGGTTCTGGAGCGCGCGGCGGAGACGGCGCGGCTGCTGAGCGCCACGTACGGCCGGCTGCAATCGGAATTGCTGACGCCCCTGGTCATGCGTGCGCGCATGCTGCTCGCGCGTCGTGGCGAGATCCCCGAGCTGTCGCTGGATCATCGCATCGTCGCGCTCGAGCACCGCTCCCCGCAGGCGCGCCACCAGGCGCAGCGGGACGTTCAAAACACGATGATCTGGCTGGACTCGGTGCGCGCACTCGGCCCCGAGGCCATGGCCGCTGTCGATCAGGCCGCTGCGGCCCGCTGGCTCGCGCACGCGCTCGGTGTGCCCGGCGAGCTCGTCCGCGAGCTTCCGGACGGGGGCGCCGAGATGATCCATGCCGCCGTCTAGAGCCGCTGCGCCCGCCTTATGGATACACCGATGATGTTGAGCACCGAAGACTGGCCGCAGCTGCAGCCGGCCGATGCTGTCAGCCTGCTCGGCGAAGATCACGCGGCCGACGGCGAGGACACGGCGGCCGCGTTCGCAAGGTGCTTTGCCACTGCCGACGGTCAACGCGTGCTTGCGGAACTTCGGCGGGTGGCCTTCGGCCGAATGTTCGGCCCCGAGGCGCCGGAGGCAGCGTTACGCCACGCCGAAGGTCAGAAACAGCTTGTCGCGTTCATCCTGTCGTGCATCCGCCGCGGGGGACGCGCCAGAACCGCGATCAACCGGCGACCCGGAGCATGAGCATGAGCACCATCGAGCAAGAGCAGAGCACGTTTCAGGAGCCCTCTGGCCCGGAGGGCGCTGCGAACGACGTTGAAAGTGCGGCGCGGGCCGGGGTACGGCCGACGGACTTGCCGGAGCGCTTCTGGGATGATGACGCAAGTATGGTTCGCACCGACGCGCTGATTGCGGCGTATCTGGAGTTGGAGCGACAGGCAGAGGGCAGCAGGCGCAGCGTGCCGGCGAACCCGGAAGACTACGTGATCAAGGTCGAGAACGACCTCTTCGCAAGCGACGAGGCGGTGAACAAGGAACTGCACGCGGCCGGTTTCGACCAGGAGCAGGTTCAGCTTGTTTACGATCTGGCGGCGCAGCGCCTCCTTCCTGTCGCCGCCGAACTCGCCTCTCGGGTCGAAGCGCAGAGCCAAGCAGAGCGGCTGAAGCAGGACTTCGGCGGCGAGGAGCCGTGGCGCGAAGTCGCACGACAGATCCGGCTGTGGGGAGAGAATAACCTTGCCCCGGAAACCTTCAGCATTCTCGCGAGCAGCCGCGAAGGCGTTCTTGCCATGCACAAAATGATGTCCGGTCACGAGCCCGAGCTGCTCCGCAGCGGCGGGCGTGGAGCGGCGCTGCCGACGGAGGGCGAACTGAAGCAGATGATGCGCGACCCGCGGTACTGGCGAGATCGCGATCCGGGGTTCGTCGAGAGGGTGCGCGAAGGCTTCCGGCAGCTTTACGACCAGTAACCTTAGGGGTGAGCGCGCTTAGCGCCGCTCCCCCCGGGGCATCGGCAGCCGGCAGCCGATGCCCCGTTTTTTGTTCATCCGCAGACGAGGAAGTCAGGGGAGCTGTGGCCGAAGCGCCGTAGCGGAAGACCGGCCCTGCTGCCTCGACACCTGCCCGGCGTTACCGGTCGGGGCGATTAGGTCAGGAGAAGTTCGTTGTCACTCAGCATTCCGCAGTCGTTCATCAAGAATTTCGAAGCGCTCGTCCATGTCAGCTACCAGCAGATGGGGTCGAAGCTGCGCCCGACGGTCCGGACCAAGGACAACGTGATCGGCGCCTCGACGACTTTTCAACGAGTGGGCAAGGGCACGGCCAGCACCAAGGCCCGCCATGGCAAAGTTCCGGTGATGAACGTGGAGCACGCGCCGGTCGAATGTGTCCTTCAGGATTTCTACGCGGGAGACTGGATCGACAAGCTCGACGAGCTGAAGACGAACATCGACGAGCAGCAGGTCGTTGCCAAGGCCGGCGCTTACGCGCTCGGCAGGAAGACCGACGAACTGATCATCGACCAGCTGGCGCGGGCGCCGAGGTTCATCGGCAGTGACGACGACGGCCTGACCAAAGCGAAAGTACTTCAGGCATTCGAAACGCTGGGCGAAGCAGACGTCCCCGATGACGGCCAGCGGTACGCGATCGTAGGCTGGAAGCAGTGGAGCGAGCTGCTCAACATCCCCGAGTTCGGGAACGCCGATTACGTCGGCGACGATCAGTTGCCCTGGAAGGGTACGCAGGCAAAGCGTTGGCTGGGGGCGCTGTGGCTGCCCCATGTCGCCCTGCCGCTCGCCGCCGGCGTCCGCTCCTGCTTCTGGTACCACAAGACGGCGGTCGCGCATGCATCCGGGTCGGATGTCCAGACGGACATCACTTGGCACGGCGACCGCGCCGCTCACTTCGTCAACAACATGATGAGTCAGGGCGCCTGCCTGATCGACCCGGACGGGGTCGTGCGGATGCCATGCCGCGAAGCCTAATCTTGGAGATAGTTGATGTCATTTTCCCCGAAGGAACTAAGCGTCCTTGCCTACGCGAACGGCTTCACTCTCTGGCACTATAGGACCGCAGACGCGGCTTCAGCGGTGGATACCGGCGGATACTTCAACATGGCGGGGGAGGTGTTCCGCGCCGGCGACATGATCCTGGCGAACACCGGCCTTGCCGACTCCCCCGCCGCCGGCCTGTTCCTCGTGCGCAACGCCCAGGCCAATCTCGTCGACGTGTCCGATCTTCTTGCGGTCGGCTCGAGCAACTCGGACTGACACCGCGGCCGTTGCTCCCGCGCCCCGCTTAGCCCGCCGCCCCCTACTCCCATTCTCTGCGGGCAGGAGAACCCACTCATGGCGATGAGCCGCATAGACTTGTGCTCTCGCGCGCTGCTCAAGATCGGCGCCAACCCGATCGGCTCCTTCGCCGAAGGAACGGCGGAGGCCGACGTGGCCAGCAACCTTTACGATTACGTCCGCGACGCCCTGTTGTCTGCGCACCCTTGGCACTTCGCGACGACGCAGAAGAAGCTTGCGGCGCTGCCGCTCGCGTCCGGAGGGACGGCGGATGCCTTCGCGCTGCCTGCCGACTGTCTGCGGGTCCTGCATGCCGGGGGCTACGAAGGAGGCAGCGGCCTCGTGTACCGGTTGTCGAACCGGACGCTTCATACGGAAGCCGCAGAGATCTTTCTCACGTACGTGTTCCGGGCCGACGAACTCGACTTTCCGCCTTACTTCGACAAAGTCCTGATCGCGCACCTGGCCGCCGAGTTCTGTATCCCGCTAACAGACAGCACGACGCGCTGGGAGGGGCTGCGCAAGATTGCGCAGGAAGACCTGAAAGAGGCCAAGCTCATCAACGCGCAGCAAGCGACGCCGGCGCGTATCGACGACTTCTGCCTCGTCGAGGCACGGTTCTGATGGCCAGGGTAAGGTCGGTCAAGACGAACTTTTCGGCGGGCGAGGTGTCGCCGCGGCTGCTCGGGCGGACGGATTTGCGCGCGTTCGAGAACGGGGCGGCGCGCCTGCGCAACGTCTTCATTCATCCGACCGGCGGCGTTTCGCGCCGGCCGGGGCTGCGATTCGTCGACACTGCCCGGGGAAGTGGCCGGCTGATTCCCGCCGAGTTCCAGAGCGACGAGGTATACCTGCTTGTCCTCACCAACCGCATGGCCGACGTCTATTCCAAGGGCGTGCGCGTTGCCGGCTTCTCCACACCCTGGTCGGCAGAGCAGCTTACGCAGGCGAATTGGGTGCAGAGCCCAGACGCATTGCTGGTCGTCCATCCCGAAACGCCGCCGCAGCAGATCGTTCGCCGCGGCGCTAGCGACTGGACGATGGCGACCTGGACCTTCTCCAAGAGGGACGGGCGGGTCTGCGCGCCGCATCACAAGTTCGTCGATGAACAGGTTACGCTAAAAGCCGCGGGGACGACCGGCATCGTTACCGTCACCGCGTCCGCCTTGGTGTTCAAGGCCGGCCACGTCGGGGTCAGGTTCAGGATCGCCGACCGAGAGGTGGTGGTCACCGAGGTCGTCTCCGAGACGCAGGCACGGGTTGACGTCAAACAGACCCTCGCCGGCACCCAGGCCACGGAGGACTGGAGCGAGGAAGCCTTTTCCACCGTTCGCGGCTGGCCGACCGCGGTCTGTTATCACCAAGATCGGCTGGTGATCGGCGGATCCAGAGACCTGGCGAACCGCCTTTGGATGTCGAGGACGTCGCAGCCCTTCGACTTCGACCTGGGCGACGGGCTCGATGACCAGGCAATCGAGTTCTCGATCCTCTCTGATCAACTCAACGCTATTCGCGCGGTGTTCTCGGGCCGGCACCTGCAGGTTTTCACCTCGGGGGCTGAATGGATGGTCAGCGGCGATCCGCTGACGCCGACCAACATCCAGTTGCACCGGCAAACCCGCGTCGGCTCGATCGTCACCAGGACGGTCGCGCCAAAGGATATCGACGGCGCCACCGTCTTCGTCGGCCGGTCGCAAAAGCAGATCCGCGAGTTCCTGTTTACCGACACGGAGCAGGCGTATCAGGCCAATGACCTGTCCCTTCTGGCGGACCATCTCATCGACCGGCCTGTCGACATGGATCTCGACCAGGCGTCGCGGCTACTGCACGTGGTACTGGCGAACGGAACGATGGCGACGCTGACCATCTACCGTAACGAACAGATCAGCGCGTGGACCTTGCAGGAAACTCCCGGCGCCTTCCGCTCCGTTGCTGCGGTTGGCGACGACACCTACGTGCTCGTAGAGCGCGTTGGCGGCAACTTCATCGAGGTCTTCGACGACCGGCTCAGCGTCGACGCCGGCAGGGTCGCCGCCGCGGCGTCGCCGCAGTCGAGTTGGGGAGGGCTCGACCACCTCGACGGCCAACGGGTTAAGGTCACCGCAGACGGCGCCGTTCAACCGGACGCGACCGTTTCCGGCGGTAGCGTTGAGCTCGATGTTGCCGCAAGGACGTGTACGATCGGGCTCGGGTACACCCACGTGGTCGAGCCGCTTCCGGTGGTGGCCCCCGGGTCCGGGATGAGTGGCGTGGGAACACGGCTGCGGCCGGTGGCGGTGACCTTGCGCCTTCTCGAGACCGCCGCCCTGTACCTCGACACCGGGCGGGGCCTCGTCGACGTCCCCTTCCGCCGCTTTCGCAGCGGGTCCCTCGAAGCCGAGACGAACAGGTTCACCGGGGACGTTACCGTACGCGCCTATGGCTGGCGCGCGGACGCGAGCAGCGGGCTCTGGCGCATCGTCCAGAGCGCGCCGCTCCCCTTCACCCTGCTGTCAGTGGCAACCGAGGTCAGCGCGAGCTGACTCGGCCGCGCCTCCTGCGCGGACAGACCGAGCGGCCGCGGCAGGCAGGCTCGGCTCGACGGTCGATAGACATAGAACAGAGGAGATTCCATCCATGGGTGGCTTCGTTCCCGCCGCTGCGCTGAGCGCGCTTCAGATCGGCATCAGTACGGCCCAGCAGGAACGCCGGGCGGATGCGGCGAACGCGGCGGCGAGGGCCGATGCCCGGGCCAAGGTGGCGCAGCTGCAATTGGCGGAGGCGGCCGACGAGCGCGAGAGAAAGGCGCGTTTGCAGCGCGCCCTTGCGACCCAACGCGCCCGGCTCGGTGCGCAGGGCCTTGGCGCAAGCGGGTCGACGGACGCAGTTTTGGCGGGGCTGACAAAGGAGTCGAGTTTGAGCGGCCTCGATCAGCGCCGATTGAGCAATCTTCGCATCGATCAGATAAACGATCAGGCCAGCTCTCAGCGCCGCAACAACCTGCTCGACCTTGCAGACGCTCGGACCACCTCCGTGCTGAGGCTCGGAAAGGTGCTGTCGAGAGCAAATATTTTAGACTTGAGTTGAATAGTCATATTAATCGGATAATCAAATGACTGAGACAAAGCCATGGTACCTTTCTAAGGGTTTTGTTGGTCCGCTTGTGACCGTGATCGCGCTGATCCTTGAGAACCTCGGGATCATGAAGATCGACCCAAGCGGCATGTCCGACATCATCCTCCAAACAATTGCACTGCTTGGCGCAGCCGTTGGAATGGTCGGCCGCGCGGTGGCCAGCGCTCAACTAACGAAGGCCTAGGCGACCGCCCCCATTACCAGGCTTACCGACATGGACTTGGAAAAACGAGTTGATCGCTTGGAGGCCGTTCAAGATCGAGTTCTAGGCAAGCTGGATGAGCTCCACGTCCAGGTTGTATCACTTTCGTCCAAGGTTGGTATCGGACTGACGGCTTCGACCAAGACGCACGCTCACGAGATCGACAACCTCAAGATCGGGCAAAAGAAGCTCGCCGACGAAGTCGCTCTTAGGTCGAAGGAAGCCGACGTTCGGCACGTCAGACTTTCAGCGGACCTGAGTTTACTGCAAAACAACGTGGTCAAGGATATCGATCAGCTCCGCCGCGCCATCAGCGAAGAGATCCGCACAGAAGGCGACGGATTCATCGAAAACCTGCGGAAGCACCGCGACGAAGAGCGCATCGAGAGGGCGAGCCTGGAGTTGGAACGCAGGAACGAGATCGCCAAGCTGGCGTCGGAGAGGAAGCTGTATATCATCGTAGGTGCTGTTTCGATTGCGGTTTTTCTACCTTTGCTGCTTCGCCTCATCGACAGCGTCATCGTCAAGCTGTGAGATGATAAGGCGATGGCAAAGGTCCCAGGCACTCGCTCGGGACGACGGGCGAGCAGCAACAGCGATGAGTATTCGGAGGTCGAGGCTCGCCTGCCCCGGCTTATAAAGGTAGCGTTCGACGCATATTGCGCTCGCGCGTCGGCTCCCGAGCCAGCAAACACCAAAGAATTCGTCGCCAACCAAGCGGCATGCCGTGCAGCGCTCGCGCACTTCATGTTGCTGGTTCGGCTATCGGACTGCCTCTCACGGCGCAAGCACGCGACTGCCGACGCGGCGGATGACATAGATACGTTAATCCTAGAAGCCCGATCTGCGCTGAAAAAAGAAGACCTAGTTTAGGCGGTAACGCCCTGCGACTCTTGAGCTTCAAATGAAAAATATAAACAGAATTGTTCTTCTGTCTGCATTTTTGTTCATCCTAATTTCTGGCTGCTCCACCATAGAGAAGGTGAGAACTGTGTCCGAAGTCGCCATTGTTGGCAAGGAAAGCCTGAGCCTCCAAGCGCTTCGGCAAGCGCAGTTCGAACGTCATCGCGCCAGAGCGGCGCGCTGCCACAGCCCGCTGCTGACGCCGGCGACCATCAGCGCCGCCGCAGGGGACCCAGACCTTGGCGAGCCTTGGGTGGAAGAACTGCTTCGCGACTGCCCTGAGTTTTCGGCGTTTCTGTCCAACCTCGTGCTCAAGCGGGCGCGGACGGCAGGCCTCTGCGCTTCGTAGCCGACCGTCATGGCGTCTTCGAGGGGATCTTCGGGAGTGGACGTTCAGGGGTGCGCAACTTTCCCCGAGTTCGTGTGGATCTGGAACCGCACTCAGGGACTGGCGACACCGAGCATCCATCTGCGGATGTCTCGCTGGTTGCACGAAAGGTGGATCGGCGGTGACCGCGAGTTGGTTCTACTTGCCTTCCGGAGCTCGGGCAAGTCCACTCTCACGGGGCTGTTCTGCGCCTGGCTGCTGCTGCGCGATCCTGATCTTCGCATTTTAGTTCTAGCCGGGGACTTTCCTCTGGCGAAGAAGATGGTGCGGAACGTCAGAAGGCTGATCGAGGCGCATCCGCTCACGCGGCCGCTGTGGTCGGCGCGTCCGGAGGTGTGGGCGGCGGACCAGTTCACCGTCGCTCGTCACCTCGAGCTGCGCGACCCGTCGATGTTGGCGAAGAGCATCTCCGCCAACATCACCGGCCTCAGGGCAGACGCCATTATCTTCGATGATGTCGAGGTTCCCAGCACGTGCGACTCAGCTTGCAAGCGCGACGCACTCAGGGAGAGAATCGGCGAGGCGGAGTACGTCCTGACGCCAAACGGCTTGAAGCTCTTTATTGGCACCCCGCACAGCTATTATAGCATCTACAGCACCGAGCGCCGGGACGACAGCGACCAAGATAAGCCGATCCTCGAGAGCTATAAGCGGCTTGAAGTCCCGATACTGGACAGCCTCGGCAACAGCGTCTGGCCGGAGCGGTTCTCTGCTCGCCGGATCGACGCCATGCTGGCCGCCACCGGACCCGCCAAGTTTCAGAGCCAGATGCTGCTGAAGGCGAGACCTCCGACAGACTGTCGGCTCGATCCAGAGAACTTACCCGTCTATCACGAGGCGCTCATCTATAGGGAAAGCAACAGGACGGCGAGCCTGAGCCTCGGCGGCCGGCGGCTGGTTTCTGCCTCCTGTTGGTGGGATCCTGCCTACGGCGCCCCCGGCACGGGCGATGCCAACGTCGTCGCCGCGGTGTTCACGGACGAGCTCGGCTCATACTGGCTCCATCGGGTCGAGTACATCACCCACGATCCCGACCTGGTCGAGGACATCGACGAAGCAACCCAGCTGTGCCGCAAGGTGGCTGCGATCGTTCGTGAGCTTCACCTTCCGGCGGTGGTGGTGGAAACCAACGGCATCGGCAGGTTCCTCGCGGGTCTGTTGCGTCAGCAACTGGGCCGAACCGGACTGCGTTGTGCGGTGGTGGAGCACGCTTCGAGGCGCAACAAGGACCTGCGGATTCTTGAGGCGTTCGACGCGGTCATGGCGGCCAGGCGGCTTGCGGTGCACGACAGCGTGCTTCGCACCACGTTCGTCCGCGAAATGAGAGAGTGGAGACCAGGCTCCCCTGACCAGCGCGACGACGGCCTGGATGCGGTTGCCGGGTGCCTGCTGGCCGAACCCGTACGCCTGCCGCGGCTCATGGGGGATACGCCCGCCGACGGCGGCGGAAGCCCATGGCGTGGGGGCTCGGCGTTCCAGCTCGACCCCGATTTCGTTCCCTAGGACCGGGCGGCGTAGCCGGAAGTCGGCTGTACGGGCTGTATCTGCCAAGGTTAAACTACCTTTGGTAGAACAAGGCTTCCGGCTGCCCACATGTCGGGCTGCGCCGATATATAGTGGCCAGCCGGCCCTCGATGCTATATACCTAGCGTCCAGTTCGGGCCGGCACCGCTTTCGAAGCTTCGGCTGCCCGGGCTGCATGCGGCGCAGACAAGGGCGGGAAGCATCG